CCCATTTGCTGGTCTGCCACCGCGCCACCACCCAAGCCAAACAAGGCTGCCAGCATGGGACTGAGTGCCTTCAATGCTTTTGTGTCGCCTGCGGCTATGGCGCTCAGTGCCGCTTGCTGTAGCGACAGACTGCCGTCCGCACTGCCTCCATAGCTGCCCCCCGCTGCCCCGCTCAGGTTGCCATTCCCGCTGCCGCCACCGCCTGTTTCCATCAAGCCGGATGACGCACCAGGGGCCGCCACCGGCGCTTGCGCCATGGGGGCTTTGATCTGGCCGTTGGCATACGGGTTTTGCGCACCATTGAGGTCAAGCAGGCCGTTTTGCACGCCGCCTGCGCCCCGGTTGATGCCGAACGGGCCTTGTCCTGACTGCAACAAGCCCCCCGGACGCACCGCGCCGCCGTAGCCGCCGCCACTGCCCACCGCGCCACCTGTTTGGCGCTGGTAGCTGCTGGCCATGCCGTTGTTGGCAAAATTCATCAGGCCAGGCATCACGTTGTTGCGAAAGTTACCAATGTCGCCAAACTGGTTGCTGTAGCCTTGAATTTCCTGTGCATTGAAGGGCGTTTGCTGGTACTGCTTTTGCAGTGCGGCCTCGTTCTGCAAGTTGCTCAGAATGTAGGGCTGTGCGGGTGCCCACGGGTCTTTTGTGGCCGTGTCCTGTTTGGTGCTGCTGCCACTGGCTCTGCTGCCCAACATCCCGCCTAATAAGCCTGCGCCAAGTTCAAGTAAATCTGCCATGGTTTTTCCTTATTTGTACTGGTTGTAAATCTGGCTGCCCAACTGCGCCCCGCCCAGGAAGCCAAGCGCGGTGTTACCGGGGTTGGTCTGGCTGCTGGTGATGGCGCTGTAACCGCTGCCAACGCCGTTGGCGCTGTTGGTGAAGTACTTTTGGTAGTCCAGCGGGGTGTTTTGAATCTGCTTTCCTGCGCTGATGCCTGCTTGCGTCTGGCCATTCATGGTGTTGTAGGCGTTCAGGCCAAAATTGGCGCTGTTCAACTGGTTGTTGAAGTTGTTTTGCGCAATGCCCGAGTCAAGGCTGGCAAAACCAAGGTCTGAGCTGCGCAGGCCCAGGTCATAGCTGTTGTTGAGGCTTTGCTGTTGCAGGTTGTTGCTTTGCTGCTGGCTCCAGGCGCTGCTGTACAGGTTGCTCAGGCTGTTGCTGAGGCCCTGGTTCAGGTCATTGAGACCATTGGCCTCGACCACGCCCTGACGCGATCCACCGAAGCCGCCCGCTGCCATGGCCCCAGATCTGATGCTGGGCTGCAGGTTGCGCGTCCAGTTGTTATTGACCTGGTTGGTGATGGCGTTGGCTTGGTCGCCAAGGTAGGGGTTTTGTGAGTTGCCTTGACTGGCAAACCCGAGGTTCCCTGAAGATTGCCCACCATACGACGAACTTTGAACGCCTTGCGATCCCTGCCCGCCAAACATCGGCCGGTAAGAGTCCCCAAGTGACCCACCCCCAGCCGTGACCATGACGGCCTGACCTGGGGCCAAATCACCCGGCATGATGCTTTGCGCGTACTGCATTGCCCCCTGATCTCCGGTGGCTGCCGCGCTGTTGATGGATGCAATTTGCTGATCTGTGTATGCCATGTGTATTCTCCGGTTAGCCTAAAAAACGCCATGCTCCGGCGCGAAAACAATAAACCCCTGCCCCGCTGCCGGGGTCCCAGGTGATGCCATCGGCCTTGCATACCGTGCCTTCTCGGTATTTCATGGGCGCAGCGTAGAGCGTGCCAAGCGTCAAAAAGGCGTCTGCTGTGTCAAGCGCCTGAGCGATCTTGTTGAGCTCCAGGCGTAAAAAAGCCGCAACTTGTGCGGCCTCTGCGGGGACGTTGCCAGGGGTGTAGCGCGCCATCAGTAGCCCCCTGAAGTCACGTAATCGATGTCAAAGGACTTCATGCGCCACGCGGCGTATTCGGTGTTGCCAAAGCGCACCGACAAAAACCGCCCACCGGCAAAACTGTCCACTTTGACCGATTGGCCGATGGTGAAGGTTTGCGGCGTTTGCCATACCGGCGCGGCATCCGCAAACATGCTGGCCCCAACTTGGATACTGAGGGTGGACCCCGCAGTGCCGTCCACACGCGGCCTGATTGAGCGCACGGTTTTGACTGCGTAGGCATCGCCCAGCGTGATGCCGCTGCGCTCCAGGTTGGCGCTGATCAGTGCACCGAAGTCGCTGGTGCCAATGTCAGTCAGTGAAATGGCCGGGGTGCTGTGGCACATGAGCAGCCTCGCCTCTGCGGGCGAGTACTCGTTTTCGTTCCAGGTGGTGGCATCGGTGGGCCACATGCCCGCATCACTGCCCCAGGTTTCCCCAGAGGCAATGGTGTTGATTTGGCCCGCTGCGCCGTAGGTGACGTTTACCAGCGCTCTGACGGCCCAAGTTTTATCGATCCAGTTCCACACACATGCGGTGTTGCATGCGGTGCTGTTGCCAAAAGGGAAGCACACCCAGACTTCGTTGCGTTGCGGGTTGGTGGTGACGAAGGCGCGTTTGTAGTTGGTGGCATCGATGTTTTTAAAGATGAGGTTGCGCACCGCGCCATTGGCAATGCTTTGCACGCCCTGTCCGCTGTTGACCACCACGTCACCCGCCGTGAGCACCACATGGCCCACCGGGGTGTTGACACCGCAGCCGCGCGCCAGCATGCCAGATTCACCCGGCAGGCGCTGAAAGCGGAAGATGTAGGGCGCACCCACATACGTCATGGCGTACATGCTGCGCTCTTTGTAGATGATGTTCACATCACCCATAGGCAGGCAGTCCACCAGCAAATCAGGGGTTTCGGCCAAATCCTGCTCGCCCGCGTCTTTGCTGGGGTCGGTCTCAGTCCAGTCGCCAGCCGCCGTGATGGCCCCGGGGGTAAGCGTGGTTGACCACTTGACCATGTGCGGGTATTTGATGGCCCCTTTGCTTATGCTGAGCGCCACAATGAAGTTCTTGAATGGCCGCATGGCTTCGCAGCGCCAGGTGCTTGTCCAACCAGGCAGGGCTGCCAGCGTGCCTGTTCCGGCCCAGTACATGGGCACATCGATGCCGTTGTTCATGACCAGCACGCCGTTGATGCTGCCACCCGTCCAGCGGTTGTCAATGCCGCCCGTGGGCGCTATGCCGGTGATGTTGGTGCGGGTGGTGCCGTCGTCCGCATAAACCGCACTCAGGCCTGCGTGTACCCAGTAGCGCCCCGTGGCGGTGGCGTAGGGCGTGAGCCAGTACGGCGTGACGGATGGCGCGGTAAACACCTGCTGTGTGCCGCGAAAGCGCTCGGCGTATCCGTTGTTGAAGCGCATGTTCTGCGCCACGCTCCAGACCCCCGATCCAAGCTCTTCGGGGGTCAGATCAGAATTGAGGCCGCTGCCGCAGTTGTCGATGGTGGCGATCATAAAAACCCTCTAACCACTGCCACGCAAGCCAGCGCCAGCGCCGCGCCACTCAGCCACAGCAGATTGACCGGCCCGCACTTGATGGCCTGCCCAAAGCCCACTTGCAAAGCAATGGGCGTATTCGCCAGTGTGGTGTCAATCGCGCGTGACCACTGCGCATGCGGGGCAGAGCTGGAGCTGCTGACACGCAAGCCGACTGAGCCTTGAACGATGCCAGACACACTCATTCCCCGACTCACGCGCGAGTCACCCAGCACCACATCCACACCAATGCGCTGGCCGTTGTCTGCGCCCGTCACCCAGCAATCAACCTCAAGGCCGACTAGGCCCGTGGTATCACCTGGTGTAGTGTCGCAAGCCTCGATGCACGCGCCCCAAGTCGGGCCGCTGCTGTGCTTGTTGGCTTGGGCGTAGAGCGCTACGTTTTCACCCGCTGTAGCGTAGTTGTCCAGCACAGATAGGTTGTTCCATTCAAACTGCGCCACGTCTGCGCCCGCGATGGTGTGGGTGTAAGACACGCAGTTGACATAGCCTTTGGTGCCGCCCGTCTGCCCGGTGGTATCCCGCAGCAGCTGCTGGCCGCCTGCGTAGCCGTCAGTGGCGGTGCTCATGCGGCCTCACTCGCCGCAATCGGCGCGGTCAGAATTGCTACTTTGTCAACCGCATGGCCTGCCGCAATCAGCATGTCCAGGCCAAACGGCAACGCTGGGTTGTCCAGGTCGATGTACTTACGCACCGTGCAGTCTTTGATTAGCGCTTGCACGCCGGGATTAGTGTCAGCAAGGATGGCCCACTTCAACGCGCCGAAGCGGTCGAAGAAAGCACCGACTGAGATGAAGCGGGTAATTGGTGCAGGTGGCGCGATGTACTCAGGCAGGCTCAGGATGACCGTCGAGCCGATGGTTGTTTCGATCAAGCTCATACGTTCACCTCATAATTTACGCCAACGATCAATGCTGTTCCAGCTTCAGTAAGGCTTGATGCAGCCTCGATCAGCAGGGATGATTCAAATGGGATTCTTTGGAAAATTGGGAAGCTAGCACCACCAGAATCAACAATTGATCCAATTGGAAGAAGCCCCCACTGAGCAGTCGCGTTTGTTGCTGAAACCACGTCATAGATCACCCGAGAATCAATTGTTACTTTGATTCTCAGTGTTCTCGAAGTAGTGTCACTCTGCCACAAAGCGCACCAATTAATAGCCCCAGACCCAGTGACTGACACAGCCGTTTTTAAGACGTTGGCCGTAGTCGACCCGACCACATACTTCTTAACAGGCCTAGTAATATTTGATCCGTTAATATAGTCATTGGTCGTTCCAGAGGTGCCACTTGATGAATTGACAACGCTTGCAACTCTCTGAGAGCTGCCTGTAAATTGGCTGAGAGTTGACATTAAATGAGCCTCCAAGTATTAGATAAGAATCGCAGCGTGACGGTGGCTTTGGCTTTGTCAATCGTCAGGCTACCCGCTGTTTCCATGATGGTTTCTGCGCCGTCTGGCATGACCACATTGGTCAGCAGCGTGCCCGTAGTGGTGATGGCTACCGTGCTGCCTGATACACCCGCTGGCAGTGTGACGGTGGTAGCTGCTACGTTGGTCAGGATGTAGTGACCGTTGGCTGAAGCTGTTACAGATGTCTCGGCCACTACGACGACCGTTAGCGCGGCATCTACCCATGACGCGCTAACTCCATCGGTTCCAAGCACCTTGCCTGCGTTGCCAGCCTGCCCGGGAAGCACCGCCGTGATACCCGATGCCGCAAGAATGGCCGCTTGCACTTGCGCCGTGGATGCGGTCAATGTGCTGTTTTCACTGGCGGCCTGTGTCGCCACCCGAAACCCGACGGCACCCGTGGTGGCAGCACCGGTCAGTGCATTCAAATCTAACGTGGTGGCCGTGACCGGCGTGGCCGTCAGATTCGGGAAGGTGGCTTTGAGTGCGCTTTTGGTCAGGCGCATGTGGTCGTCGCCTTCGCTCTTTAGATCTCCGGCTGCGGGCAGCGTGGGGTCAAGCTGGCTAATGTAGGTGGCGGTTTCGACGCTCATTTAAATCACCTTCACACGTAGGGCGCTGCCGCTGTGGCTGGCGCGCTCGTCCTGCTCTTGCAACTGTTGCAAGCCTTCGTTGTAGCGCTGGGTAAACAGGGAGATCATCTTTTCGTCCTGAATGAAGTAGTACGCCTCGATCAGGCAGGCGAACAGGAAAATATTGGGGTGGTTCGTCAGTAGCCAGTTGCTGCTGTTGGTCAGCAGACTCGGGAAGCGAGCGTAATAAATCACGTCCACTTGGTAATTTGCGCTTGGTGTGGGGGCCAGCAGGATGTTGCCGCCCTCGATGGTGTACACCGCTGGGATGCCGACTGAGGCGCTTGAATAGGCGCTGTCGATATGCTCCACAGGCACATACACCAGGTTTCGGTCTGGATTGGCGACCACGCTTAGGTTCTCAAATTCAAGCCAATCAGCAGGGATGGCCACGCTTTGCACGCCTGCCGTGGCGCTCAGGCTGGCGCTGGTGATTTGCTGGCGCAGGCGCAGGTCGCGGCTGATGCGTGACTCTGCCATGGTGACAAAATCAGGCATCAGTGCATCCAGATCTGAGCGGTGCGCCCAGTTGGCGACTGATGCAATCAGTTCGGTGTAAGTGGAGATGGCCATGGCTTACACCCGCCCTTCCCACACCCGAAAGCTTTTCAGCGCCGGGTCGTTGACCATGGCGTTGGCATGTTTGGTGTCGGCCATGAACTCGCTGAACTGCAGGCCCTTGTCGTTGCAATAGGCCTCCACCAGCACCATGGGAAGGCTGGCCGCATGGCGAAACTCGCCCGAACCCACGCGCCCTGCGCTGCGCAGGTTGTGCGTTAGGTCAAGAATGGGCTCTACGTCTTGCACGCGGTTAACGTGCATCTTGCCTTCACCGCCGTCGATCAGGTGGGTGAAAATGCCGCTGAAGCTGCCCATGCTTATTGATCCTCCAGCGGGCTGATTTGCACCGTGCCACCGGCTGACACCTGAATGGCAGCAATGAAGCCGCAGCCACCTATTTTGAGGATCACCGCGTCGGCGGGTTGCACCAGCACGTCGCCAGCAGCCGCGGCCAAGCCCGCCAAGCCGACTTTGATGTAACACGCCGCCGTAGAGGCCACGCGCACATATTTGGGCAATGCACCAGATGAATCCGTGGGAATGGCCAGGCTGGCCGAGGCCGCGCCAAAGGCAATGACCGATCCGGTTTTGACGATGCTGACTGAATCTTCTGCTGCCATGTGTTTCTCCAAGTAAAAAGCCCCGCCAGAGTGACCCGGCAGGGCTTGGGGTTAGACCGACAAAGCGGGTCTTAGGTCAAATCACGCACCGCGCCTGAGCTGGCCTCGTTGCTGGCCTCCAGGGTGTATTCGCAGATGATTTGCTTGGCATCGCTGTCACCGGTCTTTGCCAGGTCTTCGGTCTGGAACGGGCGGAAGTAGGCTACTTTCCACTTTTC